GATAAGGCAGTTGTTAGAACTGTCTGTCCAGCAGTACCTGTACAAGTTGCATATGTATTGACTGTTCCAGAGATAGCATTTGGGCTACCGTCTGAACCATCACCCCAATTTAACCATTGTGCCATAATTAGAAATTATTCAAAATTGATAACAAATCCCATTTACCATCAGTTGAGTTATACCAAAAACCCATATATAAAGTCTTTCCTAATACAGTTGTACTTGGTAAAGCTAAATCGGTAGAAGCTCTAAAAACTCCATTCCAAGTAATTGCTCTGGCAGTTCCATTATCTTTTATACGAATTACTAATGGTTGTTTTTGAGTTAGAGTACCAGTTGGAGCAGAGAAAGTTACTGCTTCTGCTTGTGCAGTAATTATTAATGTTCCATATAAATCTGCATTTATTGTATGTGTAGCAGCTGATGTAACCGTTTGAATAGAAGATGTTTTACAAGCATCATTTAAATTGTTTATATGACTAGCAGAAATAGGGAAAGCAATTGAACAACCATTATTGTGACTATGAGCAGGAAAACCCTCTCCGCCTCTTGTAACTCCATTTAATTCATACGTAGAAGAATTGATTGAAGTATAAGTAATCCACTCACAAACTGTAATATCTAACGGGTTTGAATAAGAGAATAAAGCGATACCTGGTTTATCTGTTGATATTCCAGCGATTGAAGCTAAACATATTCCAGTAGTATCGGTTAAATTAAGACCACCTACTTTTGCCATTGTAGTCGTAACATATTGGTTAAGATAATAAAGTGTACTCATTATTTTCTTTTAAATGGTAATTTTGAAATATTAACGTTAGTAACAAATTCTTTTGCTTTATTTTTAGATAATCCTGGAGCTTTTATACTTCCATTAATCACTCCATACATAAATCTGGCTTGTTGTTTAGATACTGCTGGCATATTTTATTTTAACTTTTTAAAGTCTTATATGTTTTTATTTCTTTTTACCACCACATTTTTTATTCATAAGTTATTTTTTAATCTCTTGTTTAGGAGTATCATCAACACTTTTTAGTTGACTTAATTCTTGAACTGCACCAGCAACTTCTCTATAAGGGCGAGACATTAAATATTCTAATAATGCTTTTACTAAATCTTCTCTAATAAGTTTCATAGTTTTTTTATAAATTATTAATCTGTTTATATTATACTTTATTAACTTGATGTAATAGTCTCCCAAACTGTTGCACCACCAACTCTAAGTTTATTCAAAGTAGTATCAAAATATATACCACCTTTTACATAAGTAGGAGCTGATGCTGTTGCTGCTTGAACTGGTTTTATAACCTTACTACAATTGATTGTTCCGCCAGGATTTAAAACTAAATTTCTATCTGGAACTAAGTTTAAATTACCTGCTGTAGCTGTATAATCAGTACAACCAATATAACCATTTAAATCATCATTATAAAAAGTTATATTATTATAGTTTGCAGTGTTATTTTGAATTCTAAATTGAGGGTCAGATGCTCCTACAACAGTAGAAGAATATCCAGAACCACTAACTAAGACAAAACCTGTACTAGACTGTAACTGACCGTAACTTCCAGTGTGATATATTTTTACCGAATTTAACCCATCAGAAGATACTGCTTCTACAAGACTACCACCAGTTACTTTAAGATTAGCTCCGATTGTCGTTGCTCCATCTAAAGTAGAAGTTCCATAAGTATGAAGATTAGTTCCTATATTTAATGAACCGTCAGTCCCAATAATTCCTGCACTTGCTCTATAAAGAACAGCCGAAGTATCTCTAGAATTAAATTGTAAATAATTTCCAGCAACCAAAAGTGTTCCATCAGTAATAGTAGTTCCTGTTATTTCTAAATTACCTTTAACACCTAAATATCCAGGGAAACTAGCACCACCAGCACCATCATTTAAAACAGTAGTCGCTGCCCCAAATGATACTGGGCTAACATAACCACCAACAGAAACTACACATCTGGCCGTTGCTTCTGTTTTAACTGAATAAGTAGCACCAGTATCAGGACCTGCTTCTGTACAACCAGTCATCGTTACTCCATATTGACCAGTTCCTACATAAAAAGAAATACCATTGCTTAAATACGTCCAACATCCAGTTATTGAAATTCCATAACAAGTATCACCGTATGTACTGTTTTGAACAACAAATGAATTTCCTGTTCCAGTAGTAGATTCTGCTCCACATCCACTTATTGAAATACCTTGACATCCTTCTATAACATAACCTTGGGCACAACCATCAGCAGCACATCCATTCAAACCTGTATAAATCATTTTTTTAAGATGATGTCCTATTCCTCCATTAGTGTTTGCATAACAATTATTTAAAGTAGTAGAAGTACCAGGTGCAGCTCCATCATCACCATGTAAATAAAATCCATCACCACCACAGTTTATAACATCAACACCAGTAAGATTATTTATAATTGGTTTTTGAATTTCAATTCCATGACTACCAAATAATTGAACAATAATTTGGTCCATCGTTATACCTTGAGTTTGATGAGCACTATTTAAAAGAGCAATACCTTTACCAGTTCCAGTTGTTGGTCCTTTAACAGTTAAACTTTTAAATTCCATGAATTGTAAATCAGTCCCAGTGATACCGTTAACTGATGTTGTTACTTGATGAATTATAGTAGCGGCAGTACCTGAACCTACTAAACTGACCGAATCTTTTGCTGTTAAAGCAGATGAAATTTTATAAGTGCCAGCGGGGAAAAATACTGTTCCCCCATTAGCAGCAAAAGCGGCATTGATAGCATTTTGAATTGAAGTAGTATCATCAGTAGTATCATCACCTTTTGCTCCATAAGTTTTAACATTAAAAGTTGTATCACCAGTATTAATCCCAATTAAGTTAGAACCTGAAATTGCACCAGTAACAGCTAAATTGCCACTCATAGTTACTCTTTCTGCTCCATCAGTAGTATCTATATTTAAAATATCAGCCTTTCCTGTGGAATTAAATCTTAAAGAATTTGCATAGTTATCATATAAAGTCCAGTTTTGTTGTTGAGGAGTATAAATATCTCCCCCGGCTAAATATAAAGCGTTATTTGAAGCACCACCAGTAGCAAAGGTATAAACACCAATATTTCTTCCACCAGCATGAGTATCCTCTGCTCTGAAATAACCCCCAATTGAAGCTCCTCCATCTCCTGTAGCAGCAACTTTACCAACACCAGCAACTCCACGTCCTTGATTTGCTCCGTTTGTTTTAGCTACACCACCAACACCTGTTCCAGTATCTCCAATAGGAGCATTAGCTTCACCTAAAATTCCAATATTACCTGTATGAGTATGGCCAGTGTTATTTTTACTGGAAACTAGTTTAGCAGCTGGGAAATCTGTTAAATTAGCATCTATTCCGACTAAAACAGAATTAGTAAATAATTGTGATTGTGAAGTAGCACCTGTTACAGCTCCTGTAGCTAATAATGCTCCATCAAGAGAACCAACTAAATCAAGCTGCGATGTAGTAGGATTAAATTTAAACATTAACTTTTAGTCACTGAACTAATAATTTGTTTTGTTCCTGCATCTGAATATACAACCGTAATAGTTCCTACTGTAGTGCCCCCACTTCCACCAATTTTATAAGTATAGACTTCAGTTGATGTGTTTGGATAAGTAGCTCCAATATAATCAAAAGGTACTGTAATTAAAGTATTCGATACTTTTACTATTTGAGAACCATTAGTTTGGTTATCAGAGGTAGCAGGATTAACTAAATTTCCAGAAGAGTCAACACCAACTACTCTTTTATGAGGTTTACCGCCAATTTCAATATAATTATCAGAGTTTCTACTATTAATATCTAAGTCCATTAGTTGTAACTCCCTCTTTTAACAGTAACTTTTTTAAATGGGTTGTAAGAATTATTTTTAGTAGATATTTTAGGATTATTAACTTGAGTAGTAGTTTGAGTAGAAGTATTTGGAGCTGATGACTTCACTACAGGTGTTGTAGTAGATGTTTTTTGTTCAGATGACTGTTGATAAGGTAAATTAGTCATTCTTCCTGCCTTTGAAACATTAGCATAATTTTTAACGATGTTTGAAACACTAGAAGGAACTTTAGGAGTATTAATACCTTGTAATGCTTTACCAGTTGATTGGAGTCCTTTTGATATTAATTCAGAACCTTTTGGACTATTAGCAAATGAATCAGCAACATAACCAACAACTGCTCCGACTGGACCAGCAGCAATTCCACCAGTAGTAGTAGTGGCTACTTTACCTAAAGGAAAAGCCCTTGATGTTTGGCCTCGTTGAGATGCCTGTTTAATAATTGGCTTGAAAGCATAAAGTTCGCTTAATTTATTTCCTGTCTGTTGTAGGGTGTTTCCACTTGGAGTAGTTAAATCACCAGTAGCATCTCTGACTGTATTAGTCAAAGCTTCTCTCATTAATTGGTTAGCACCTTTTTTAGTAGCATCTGTAGCATAAGTTCCTATTCTTTTATCAAATCCTTTTCTTAAAGTAGTTAATTCTCCAACATCATTAACATTGCTTAGTTTTCCACTTTTAATTAATTCTTGAGTTCTGGCAGACAATGCTTTAGCAAGTGATTTATCTTCTACAAATCCAGAATTATTTAATTCATCTATCTTATCAGATATTTTTCCAAGTAAATCATTAGCATTGGCAGTACGTCCTGATTTCTTAGCAATATCATCAAATTCATTTTGAAGACTATTTAAAACAGTGTCTAATTTATCAGTATTTTTACCATATAGACCATATTCTGTAATTACATCACTGACTGGGCGATATTTGTCTTCAAATTTAGCAACAGTTGAATTTTGACCATAACCTTTTTTAGTAAAGTCTTTTCCTGACTGTTCTATTTTTTGACCAATATTACTAACTTTTAATTTATTACCAATGGAAGTATCTGAAATAACATCACCAATTTTCCCAGCTGTTTTTGTAACTGCTCTGAAAGGATCAGTAGCTCTTGAAACGTTAGATAAAGTATCAGCAACTTGACCAACTTTACCTAGTTTTGATACAGTTCCTACACCTTTGGCAATAGCACCTGCTCCGCCGACAACAGTTGATAAATCAGCTAATACACCAACTGGATCAGAATATAAAGTTTCGGTTAAATCTTTACCGTAACGGTTTTTATAATAATCAATTAATGTTTGAGGATCTTTAACTGCTGAAATAAGGTTTTTTACTGTTTCAACTGGGTTAACTATTGCACTGGCAGTAGAAGCAACTAAATTACCAGCACTTTTACCAACATTACCAATAAAACCACCTAATGATTTTTGTTCTGGTTGTTGTGTTTGTACAGCAGGTATATAACTAAATATTTGATTTAATTCTTGTTCAGATGGTGCTTGATTACCCTCCACCGATATTTGTCTACCATCGGAAGAAGTTACATTAAATTTCATAGTTAATAAGAGACTTTATAATTACCAATTTGTAAAGTATTTCCAGTTGAAGTATCTCCACCCATTAAGTCTTGTTGAAGTGACTGTAATCTCTTTTTAAATTCAGCAGTTGGTAATCTTGTATCTAATCCAGCCAAGGCAGCCTTTTCAAGCATTTTTGATTCAAAATCAGAAACTGCTCCAGAACCTTTTAATTCACCTCTTTTTGCGAGTGAAAGTAATGACTGTAATCCTTCATAATCTGTTTTAGCAGTTGCTCCACCGTTTAATTGGCCAATTACTGGAATACTACCTGTTCTAACAGCTCCAGATATAGCACCTAAATTTTCACCTAAAAGGTTATTTACCATTTGTAATGCTTTACCATTATTTCCATTACTACTACTTCCAACTGTAGCAAAGGCATCTTTATTAGATTGTAAAAATTTATATTCAGCGGCAGTAGTTGGAGTGCCAGTCTTTAAGAAATTCTCACTTAGTTGTCCATCACCAGTAGAGAGTTGTTGATATTTAAGATTGTCAAGGTTTGCCAAAATATTATTGATATTTGTTTGGGCATTATATTTAGCAGTAGCAATATTTTTGGCCTTGGTGGCATTATTTGTATTTACAGCTGAATTGACAGAAATTACTTGTTCTTGATATTTAGATAATTGATCTTGAATTGCATTATAAGCATTATTCTCAAGTGTATCTATTTGATTTTGTTTGGCAGTTAAAAGTTCTTGAGTAGATGAATTGAAATCACTTTCAGTATTACTTTGTGCTTCATCAAAAGAACCAGCTCCAGCACTATCTCCAGTATTTAAAGCAGCAAAACGGTTTCTATTTCTAGCTTCACTTTCATTTCTAGTTTGAGCTAATTGTTTTTGTTGTTTACCGTAATTTGTTTCAGTAGTAAATTTTTGTTTAGCTAAATTTTCATTAGTAGTATTAGTGTATTGATCTAAAGATGATTTAATTCCACTAAGACCTTGTAATAAAGCAGCATTTTGGTCATTAGCCTGATTAGTTTCAAAATCAGCAGTATCTAAATAGTTTTGATTTTCTAATTTAGATTGTTTATCACTTAATCCTTGTAAACTAGCCATATAATTATCTAAGGCAGTTGGTGTGTTACTCGTACTGGTCTTTGTATTTGTTGTATTTAAGGTATCAGCAACTGTTTTATAAGGTGTAGTAGTTACTGGTGTAGTAGTTTTGTTAGTTTTATTTGCACTAGCAATTAAAGTAGTAGGACTCAAATCATAATTATTAGCATTATTTCCAGTAGTATAACCATAAGGATTATTAGCCTTATTTAAATCAGAACTATTTAATTTAGTTGTAGTCTGAGTTGTATTAGTGGTTGGAGTTGTTAAAAGATTATTAGTCTTTTTTTTAAATGGGTTAAGACTATAACTTCCAGTTAAAGTTAAATTTGTAGTAGTCATTATTTTCGTTTAAATAAATTACTAATAATACTAGCGATAGTTGAAACTAAACTTTTAGAACTAGAGTTATTGTTAGTACTTACATTATTCGAACCAACACCAACATTTGAGGAAACTGGATTAGTGGTAGATGTAAGATTGTTTAAGTTCACCCCACTAGAAGTAGATGTTTTAGAAGTAGTCTTTGGTGTAGTTTTAGCAGTAACTGTACTAGTAGTTTTATTAGATGAATTATTATTAGATTGATTGTTGTTGGAACTGTTGTTATTTGAGTTGTTATTATTGGAATAATTATTACTTGATTGATTGTTATTGTTTACAGTGTTTGATCCAACTCCTAAATTAGAACCAACAGCCATTCTAGCAACATTAGTAGGAACTATTGGAGTCCCTGATGGACTGGCAGTTGATTTAGAACCAGCCATTGATTTGTCTTGAAGTCCTGCAACATTTCCTATAACTGGTTGAATCCCTGATACGTTTTCTAAAGCAGGTCTCATATTTGGGAAACCATTTTTATATTGATCGTATAAACTTTGGACACCTTGACCAGCTTGAGGAGTATTATCGGCAGCCTGAGCCTTATTATAATCTTTAGTTTGTCCACCAGCAATTAATTCAGATATATTATTTTCTGGGATACCAGCTTTATCTCCGATATATGAAACAGCATTACCTAAACCTTGTCTAGCTCCACCTATAAATTCTTTTAACATATCAGCTGCAGAAGTTTTTTGTTCTTCTGGAGCAATCCACACATCACCTTTAATATCTTGTTTTGGAACTTCATTCATATTAATTCTAGTACCACTAGAATCTATTGGATAACCATTTTCATCAATTTTACCTTCATCTAATAATCTTTGTTTTGTAGCACTAAATTTTTGTACGTCTGGATTGTTTTCTAATTCATTAACAGTATTTTTCTTTTGGGTATATTCATCTTGTAATGAGTTTCTATAATTTGTTGCTGTACTTAATAATTTATCAGCTGTTTGGTTAGTATCATTAATTAATTGACCATAATTTTGACCTTCACCATAAAGAGATTTTAATTGTGCATCATTTGCATACTCTGGAGATATTGGGCCGATAGGATTTTCAAAACCTGTTTTAAAAGAGTTAGTGTTTTGAGTGACATCTTTTACTGTAGTTGCAATTTTAGTCATAGCACTATTTAAAATAGGCATTACTTTTGCTTTTTGTTCAGATGTTAAAGTTTGAAATTCGTTATTGGAATAATTAGTTAAATAATCCACAACATTATTAATATCATCTAAACTTAAATTACCTTCACTAATAATATTATCTAACTCTGTTAGAGAGTTAATAGAATCATCTATATTTATTCCATTATTTGTAGTTGTTTTTGTAGCAGTTGGAGTAACAGTAGAGTCTAAACCGGTAGGATTAGCAATAGCACCACCCATATTCATTGCCATATTGCCTGAAGTATCGTATCCAGTTACCACTCCACCTGATTTTCTACGTTTCAAAAGTTCTTCGTAGTTTTTCAAGAAATCATTAGAATTTGTAGGAGATTGTTTTTTAGTAAATGCAGTTATAGCCATAATTTATTTTATAATTTTGAATAGATAAATGTTTTTTATATTGCGTAAACTATATTTTGACTTCTAAATGGTTTATTTTCCAAAATCCAGTAAGTATTAGCCATAGAAAGGAACTTAAAATCTACATCGGTAGTAGATTTGCACTTAAAAACAAATTTAATACTTCGAGCTGTCTTAGTCATATTAATTTGAACTGGAATATCGCTTGAAAGACCAGTGATTATCGTTCCTGCTCCTACATCACCAGGTAGTGCAAATCCAACTAAATAATTACCAACACCAGCACCACCTTGAGTTTGTTGATTAATACTAAATCCAGCGGCCAATATAGATCCATCTAAATATATTTCACCACTTAAAGCACCTGATTTGTTTACATCTTTAAACTGTAATACAGGAGCAAAATATCGTTTAAATTTATTAAATGTTTTTTGATTAAAAGACTTTGTTGACCATTGAATATCAATAGCTGATCCGTTGTCTAATTTCAAATCCTTAAACATTTCAATCATATACCCCGTATCTTCTGAACCGTAATATAAACTTTGTGATCCAGTAGAATCAGTATATTCAGTAAAGAAATTAGGTTTAATACCAGTATAATAAGTCCAAGAACCAAAACGTGTATCTAAACACCAAATCTTATCGTTTGTAGAAGAACCTGATGTTGGAATAGCACAACCATAAATAGAATTATAATAAAAAGAACAAGAATTTTCTAAATACTGTAAGTTTACATCTGTTAGTCTTTCCGCTATCTTAATGGAGAGTTCATTAGTACGAAGAACCGAAGCAGTATATTTTTCCTGATTACCAAGTGAATAGAAAGCTAAACGACCATCTTTTTTAGCAGCAAAAATAACATCATTTTCAACGTGTTTACATGATCTAAACGAAATGCCACCGAAAGAACGGGTAATTTCTTCTAATTGTTGTTCACCTGTACTAGAATTAAATGAGAACTTATAAATAGCATTATCTTTCCAAATGATAACTCCACCTTGAAAAGGAAGTATTGCCCGGATTTTAGCTCCGTCATTTCTGAATACATCAACCCACCCACCGCCAAAACCTGATTGACCTGTATAAGAAAAATTACCTATTTGGTCACTAGTACCACCAAAATATAATCTTGATGGATAAGATGGGTTACCTGCTACAAATAGACGAGAAATAGCAAATATTGCCATTGATCCAACTACACCTGTAGTAGTATTAGCCTCTGGTGGTAATATAGACAAACTTGGAGTTTCACCCTCTGAATCACCATAATCTTTGTAACTTGTAGTGTAAACAGTCTTCATAAATGTTTCAGCAAGCCCTGTAGCTTTACGACCATAAACATTATATCCAGTTGCACCACTGACAGCAGTCCAAGAAACATTTATATAATTAGTAGAACTTAAAGTTTCATTTCCAGTAGCAATTTGTACAGATGTACAGGCTAAAGTTTCACCAACATTGTTAAAAGCATTAACACGATAAGAATAAGTTGTTGATCCTGCTGTTCCCGACGTACTTAATGCAAGGCCTGTAGGAGTAGTAATAGCAGTGTAATTTGTGATTGTAGTACCATCATAATAAGAAAGTGGATCAATCCCATTAAATATAAATAGTTTATCTCTTGCTTGTACAAAATTCATACGAGCCGAAGCATTGTAAACTCCTGAAATATCAGTAGGAGTGTTGCCGACATACTTTTGAAGTTTATTATTAGCACCTAAAGCATAGCGGATAAATTGATTAGTACCATCTGATTTATAAAATCCTGTCCCTCCAACAACTCTAGTACCACTAGATGAACCATAATTTAAAGTTCCTTTTCGAGGTTGAATACCATCAACACTTAAAAGAATATTTTTAGCTTCGGTAAGTTCTGAATCTTTAATTACTGTTTCGTCTTGAAACGTGTTTAACCCTCCTAGAAATCCTGTTACTAGTTCGACTTGCTTGTTTGGGTTTTTGACATTTGTTAGTTTCATTTAATAAAATTTGAATTAATGCTATGCCCATATATTCCTCTCCTTAAATTTTCTTTATTAAGCTCCATTTTAATTTCTTCAAATTCAGCAAAATAATCAGCAGCATCACCTTTTTCACCGTCTAATTGGCATAATCTACCGCAAACATAAGCCACTAAAATATCACAATATTCATCAGGGATTAAAACAGTATCAGTTAAAGCAGTAATTTTAACAGGTCTTTGGTAATAACGATAACGAATATTATTTGGAGTGGCAATTGGAGTCCCTGTGGCACTTCCAGTAGTTGAAGTTATTGTAAAGGTAAAAGTAGTCGCTGAAGTCGCAATGATTGAATACTGGCCATTGTAGACAGCCTCATTACATCCACTGATAGTTACATAATCATCGTTGATTAAACCGTGTGGAGTTGTAGAAGTAGCAGTGGCAGTAGTTCCAACTGAAGCGATTGATATTGAGATTGGATTAGGAGCAGAAGTGGCAGGCAAAAAGACTATTTCAGAACCATCTAAATAATAGTTTTTGTCATTATACTGGTAAAAGTAGTTAAAATTACTTGATGGATAATAATATTCATTATGTGCTTGAAAATCAGCAATAGGAATACGAACTGTATTATCTACCCTAACTTCAATCATTTCTCTAAATCCAGACCATAAAGGATACCTATTTTTATCTGCAATGCTTGTTTCAGCTTTAACAGTTTGGAGAAACCAATACAAATTAGCTTGACATATCTTTCGATATGCCTCTGCTGCATATAGTAATCGTCTTTGAGACTCATTGACATCACTTGGTAGTGAGTCTTCACCTCGACGATATGCTACCGAAAGTAGTATATCTCCAATTGTTGTACTCATAATTATTTAAGTAATTTATCAGCGAATTGTTTTCTTATTTTTTCTTCGTATGTTCTTTCTCTTTCTTGGACAGCAAGTTCTCTTTTAGCAACTTCTTCAAGTTTAATAGTAGCTTCTACGTGTTCATTTTCTGCTTTTTTAACTAATTCTTCATTAATACCAATTGAAGTATTAATTTCGTTCCATTTAGAAATCATTTGTTCATCAGAGGTAATTTTTAAAAATTTAGCATTAACTTCTTCCTCTTTTTTACCAAATGCTTTTTCTTTTACTTCAAGTTCTAATTCTCTTTTATCTAAATCTTTCTTTTTTTCATCAATTTTAGCAATTTTAATACCTAATTCTTCTTTTTTTGTATTGTACTCACTAATAACGACATTTTGTTCGTCTTTTAATGATTGTAATAGTTCTTCAAATTTATCCATATTGTTTTTAATTAATATAATTAATTTTATAATTTTTAACGTCTATATGTTTTTTCCAAATAAAAACCCCAGCTATTACTAACTGGGGTAATTACAACCTTATGAATGTTATTTTACAAGATGTTATTTATTCATCAACTAGCAAGACCATCATCCATATAAGGATAGTTAACTTGAACTAAAGCCAAACCACCAGAAATGGCGGAACGACCAATAGCACATTTAACACGATCACCAGCAACAACAGCATCATCAACTTCACCTGCAGTAGCAGTAGCATAGATGTTAGCATTGTCAGCGAAATTAGCAGATACTTTACCTTGGCATGAACCCCAAATGAGATACCATCCAAAAGTGTTAGCAACTGTAGCAGCTTGAGCAATAGCAACTTGACCAATAGCATTAGCACCCAAAAGGGTAGTAACACCCACTTCGTCAAAAGTTACCCATGAACCAGCAACAGTAGAACCAATACCTTTTAAGTAAATGTATTTATTACCGTTTTGATCTTGTTGGAGAGAGTTTAATGGAAACATTTGAGTTGTATCAATGTTTGTAAAACTATATCCTACTTGATCGATTGGAAAATTAGACATATTTTTTTTGTTTAAATAAATAATTAACTAGTAGTTTTAGCTGTTAATTTAGCTAAAGAAGCACGACGGTCAACCACATCAGTACAACCAACGACAATGTCATTGATAGATACGTGTTGGTCAGCTGGATCAGCTTTTTCTACTTTTTCAAATTCAGCACCTTTTAAGAAACCTAATTTGTAGTTATTAACATTTAGGAAGTGCATTTCACCTGAAGTTTCCTGTTCGTCGAAAGCAACTGGAACACCTTCAAATTCAAGAACAGAGAAAGAACCATCAGCTAAACGCTTGGTTTCTTTACCGATTGGGTTGAATTGGTAAGTGGCAGTTAAGAGGGCAAACAATTTTTCATAAAGAGCTTGAGTAGTCATTATGAAAGACACATTAGCACCACCTTGACCTAAATTAGCAGTATTCTTAGCAGTTCTCATGTAAGCGAAACTGATGATAGCACCAGTTGACTCAACATAGGATCTCCACCAAGTATAGGTAGAACCGTTGATATTTCCGTAAGTTCCAGAAGCAGCAACGACAGTATCTAAACCAGTAACACCTTTAGCATCAGTTCCATTGATTAAATCACCATTAAGGAATTCAGAGAGTGAATTTTCAGCATTCTTGATTTTTCCTTCAATTAAATCAACCACTTGTTCTTTACCTTTGTTGATAAGTTTATCAGTGAGGGTATAAGTAATTGAAGTATTGTAGAACTTCCAACTAAAAGTAGCTGCATCAATAATATCTTGTAAGGTATTATCTAATTTATCAGCACCAGTAAATCTTTGAGTAGTAGAGTTTTTACCGTACATGATTGGTACACGGACATTAACACCACCATCATAAGTTTTTGTACCACCATTGTTTTTAAGATGGTCCAATAAAGCAAACTTTTTGAAAATATTATCAGCGATAGTACTGTGACAATTATCTAAAGTTGCAGAGGTCAATTGACCTAAGTTTATAGACATATATTTTTAAAATAAATTATTAAATAGTTTCAAAGGCTTTACTTATACCGTCAGACAAACTCATACTTCCAGAATTACTTGTTCCAATGTTTCTAGCATTTGGATTAGCTTTTTTAGAATTAAGAGCATTACCCTTAATGAGTTCGTTTTGTTTATTTATAAAGTCTTTGTTTGATTGTTGAAAACGAGAATCGTAATTTTCAATCAGTTTCTTAGTCTCGGCAATAAAATCAAATCCCACAACGTTTCCATTGTGTTCTTGTTCATATTGGTCTCTAAGAGCCGACAATTCTGAATTAATATGGTTTAAAAGAATTTTATCTTGGCCGGGGCCGTCAGGGAATCTTGGATCAAGATTTACAAATTCAGTTTCCTGATTTTCTAAATACTCGTTCTGTTGATTAACAGACATATCGGCTTTGATTTCTTCTTTTGCCTTTTCAATTAATAGACGAGAATAGTCCTGAAAGGACATATTGGGGTCTATTTCACCATTTGATTTAGCATTGTTAAAGTCTTGGACTTTCTCTGTTTGAGTTCCGTTATTGGATTGTTCATATTGATTAAGTCTATCTTTATATTCTTGTAACTCTGCTCTCTCCCTCTGTCTTGTTTTTGTATAGTCGGATTGCCACCCTTTATACACTTGCAAGAGTTCTGGTGTTAGATTGTTCGGGTTGAATACAGTAAAAGTTTCTTCCGCTTCTAGAGTTTGATTGTCAGTGGTTGCAACATCACTGGTCTCACTACCATTAGTTTCTGTAGTTTCAGTATTCTGAATTGGTAAAGTGCTAGTATCATCACCTATTTGAGAAGCGATGCTATCGGCGATTGATGGAGTGCTATTTGCTTGTTCCATTTGTTCTCCTTTTTAAATAAGACATATCCTAAATGGAAATTGGTCTATAACTTATTCTATAAAATGAAGTGTTTAAATGTTTTTTTCTGTAATATAGTAGTGATATACAATGATATAGTTATATAGTAGTCCCCCACTTGTTACTTTTTATCTTAGGGCAGGGGAGGGGATTGAGTATTAGGCACGATTTTACCGTCTACGAGCATTTCTAACCCTAAAACAAAATCTCTACCAAATCCACAGTTTTTACATATTAATTCCCTATTTCCTGTTAATTCAAAGTAGTGTTCACCTTTTTCGCAACCTTTCCAAACAGTTTTTAAGACGTGTTCTTTTATGGAACTCTCACCAGTTTTATCATTAATAAATTCGTTCCATCTACCTTTGTCACCTTTATTTGCTTTCTTCCACATTATTGTAATTGAGGTTGATTTTTAATTGCTTGTTCGTTACTAGGACTTCCCATAACGGCTTGATCTTCTGGTGACATTATTTCACCTGATTTTCCAACGGTATATTGTGTGCCATCTTCACCAGTTAAAACAGTTCCAGCAGCCACAGTTGGTTTCTTAATATATTTATCAGGATTCTTAATATCAAAACCAGTTCTTAGTAAGTCTTTGACTAATTCAGTTCTTTCAACTAAAGGGTCATCTTTAAATTTGTCGTATAAAGCGATCATCTGTTGGCGGATAATATCTTTATTAACAGATGGAGTTTCAAACTCAACACTAATATCTTTTTCAAAATCTATATCTTTCAAATCATCAGCAGTAATTGGTACATTGGTAGTCTCTCCATTTTCATTAGTTACAGAAATTAGTTTGTCTTCATCCCAATTATCACGAGCTAAAGTAAGTAACATTATAATAATTGCCTTAATAAATTTAAGGTAACGTTTTTTAGCAAAGGCGACTCTACGTTGTGAAGCATCAGCAAATATTGTTTGACCAGTAGCAGTTTTGACAGTAGAAGAATTTTGAGCACCAGTAGATAAATCCATTATTCCGAAAGCCTGTTGAGCATCTTGGTCTGCCATTTCAGAGTTAGCAGTAACTATTGGAGCAAGGTTTCCAGGTTGCATATATTCTGGTGGTTTATCGCCTTCATAAGTTACAACTAAGTTTTCTCTTGGATCTAACATTGTATTAATGTCAACCTTAGTTTTTCCATCATTGTTTATTACCAGTTTAGGGAAAGCAGCCACATCGGCTAAACGAATCATTTGACCTCTACGAATAGATTTTTCCTTTTGAAATTGTCGTCCTATTTTACCTGTACCATAACCAAAGAATTTATTAGGATGTCCATACCACCTGCCAACCTTACAACTCTTATTTTCTGACTCACCAACATAGAGTATCTTATCTCCAGCATAAATTATGTAATATTGTTTAGTTTCTTCCCAATTTTCAAATAGTGGTTTTTGTTCTGCATCTACTTCCTTTGATACATCTTCCGACACTTCACCATAATAGTAATACAAGGTGCATCGTTTATTATCTTTCTCTATTTTACTTTTACTACTCTTTTCGTAATCAATTACTGCATCTGGTTGAACTTCAACTCCATAAGTCTTTTTAATTTCTTGAGGAGTTACACTTTTCTTTCTGAATAAATAAGGAATTTTACTCGCATCTATGCTAAATTCACTATCTGGAGAATAAAACTCTTTTAGAGGATCTCCAGCATCTAATATTGGATCATTGTAAGTATATTTATTTCTAGTTTGTACTTCACCATTTTCATCGATTATTGGTTGACCAGTAGTTTCATCTAAAATAGGTACGGTAGTATATTCACTCTTAAAAGAAGCATGACCACTACAAAATCCTAATAATACAAACCAGTGGTAAGTATCAAACATAAATGTATCTAGGTCTACAATATCGGCAATATAATTGTAAGCACCTTCTACTTTCTTTTTTTTCTCATCATCATCATTACCTCGGCCATTGAATATAACCTCTGGTATCTTTTCAAATGAAGAAGCCTTAATAGCCTCTGTATTAGTGAAGATTAAAGGGATAGTAAATTCATATCTTTTATTAACTGAATCAGTAATAGCAACAGTATTATTAACCCAATCCTCGGTAGCATCATAGTCTTTAATGGCTTTTTCAGCCATATCTATAAATTCTGTCTTGGTAAATTTTTCTGCTTGGGTAAATCTTTGTTTTAGAAAGTCGATTAACATATACTTTATTTTATCTTTTGAACCATTAAAATGTTTTTTACCATAATCCTTGTAATTGTGTTCTAATTACCATTTTCCTACGCCAAATAACTTGTCTACGAATACCTATAATTTTACAGGCTTCATTAATTGAATAACCTTGGTCAAATACCCAATAAATAATCATCTTATCTAAAGGTTCTGGTACTTTAGTATAAACATCGTTATGAAGTTTAGATATAAACCTATCAACTAGTATGGAATATATATCAAGCTCTTCCTTCGTTGGTTTTTTTGGCAGTACCATTTTTATGTTTTAAACTTTTAACTATTTCTCTAACATTTTTATCTTCAATTTTAGATATGGCTACTTCTTGTTGAAAGTCTTTTTGTTTAAGTTTTTCTGCCTCTATGTCTTCAACCGTATTCTTTTCATCTTTATTGATAATGACTTTGTCATTAATGACTAATTGTTTAAGATTTCTTAAAAAGAGTAATTTAATTCCTTCTGGTGGAAAAGTTGAATCAAATCCACAGCAAAACTCACTATCGAAGTAAACTTGATAATATTTTGCCTGTCTGCCTGTCTTTTGTTCCCAAACACCAACATCATCATCTTTGTACATTTGAGTATCTGTTATTATTCTGACTCTTTCTCTCATATTAATTAAGTCAGGGTTAAACTCTTTTTGTAACTCTGTATAAAAAAAATCTTCTATCTGATTTAGTTCTGATATTATTAGCGCCATAATTTTAATGAATTTCTAACTTTTGCTTGGTTCATAATTTGGTCAATTATATACTGACCTGTGTCTCTATCCATTGGTTTAGGAACAATAATAGCAGGACTTGGACGACTCATAATCGCATATCTAGTTTCATCATATTCATCATCTCCACCTTTTCCATTGTCATCTGCATCAACCTTCTTAACGTCTTCTGGTCTACTATCATCAAACACCATGGTTGCCATCACATCATAACTAGAACTACAATTTTCAAAAAAGAAAAACATGGGATTTCCATCTGATTGTGTGCCATCTTCATTAAAGATAATTCCTTTCCATGCTATATATTTACGAATTTGGTTTACTCCTTGGATTCTATCAATACTTGCCTGTATCAAATGTATTCCATTACTATTAAATTGTTCAGCAATAGTAGGGTTACCGTCTCTAACTGCCCAACAATCGTGTCCAGCAACAATATAGTCTAATTCCATATCTCCCATAGCATTTTTCATCATTAAAGCAATTTCATCAACACGTTTACCTCTATCACTAACTAATCTAATTTTATAAGTAACTCCATCATCATCTACAGCATATATTCCAAAGGAGAAAGGGTGATTAAAACCGTGATCATATGCTCCAAACTTCTTCCAATATTTTGGTATTTCAAATGGTTTAATGATATGTATATCTCTCCTCAATTCACTAAATGCTTGACCTTTAAAACTATCCCAATCACCCTCTAAATATACTTTTCTTGACTGTTCAGTTCTTGATAATTTTCTACGATAAGCAGGGTCTCTTAATTCAAGTATTTGATTATCAGCTAACTTACTAGGAACAAAATAATGAGTTTCAATCTCACCTGTTTCTGTAGCATATTCTAATAATGTTTCCGGTTTACCAATTGTTATAAATCTGTCTTTATACCAAGTATGTCCTACATCACCTGGATTAGTTGCTAATGCTGTAAATGGTTTAAAAGTGACTGGACAGTTCTTTAATGTTCCTCTATTACGAGTAATAAGAAAATCTAATTGTTCTCCTAAAAATTCAGTTGCTTCGTCTATGAGTAAAATATCAAATTGATTAGATTTATAGTTCAATTCATCACCAGGATTTTGACAATGGCAAAACTTCCAAACAGAACTATTTTTAAAAGTCCAAGTATGAGATGTTTTATTATATGTTGCTAATTGTTTAGGGATTATTTCTTGACTACGATTAATAGCACCTCCTAAACCTTCAAGACTAGGAAATTTTCGCCTGAAATAAGCTATTTGTATTCCTGGATAAGCAATACTAGCAATTAAGGCTATTGCACACAAAGTATCTGTTTTTCCACCACCTGCTGCTCCACCATAACCTACTATATCGGCTATACATTGTTTAAATTCTTCTCCTTCACTTTCACTTGGTCTTAATTCTAAATTCTTTTCAAAAGGTGCAGAAAGTCCGACTGCTTTTAAACAGACTAATTGCCTTTCTTGCGGTTCCCAATCAATATTTAATTCCATTTAGGGAATCACTAGTGGAGACTCCCCTAAATAGACACTAGTTTAAATATTATTTGGTTCTCTTAAAAGTAATTTCCATAGAATCAATATCACCTGGTAACTCAAATTTATTATCTAATCTTTTCTTTAATTTTAATGCTGTTTCTAGATACTTATGTCTAACCATAAAATCAGGTACATCTATAAAATCATCTGTCTTTTCATCTGCCTTACCCATTGTTCTGGCACTAATAACTCTATTAGCATCCATACCTTCTTCTATTTTTTTTCTTAATAATTCATCAGTTATTCCACCTTCTTCCAAAAATTCTGTATAGTTAAGCTTTGCTAAGTTTTCAAACCCAATCTGTTTTGCACTATTTCTATCTTTACAGTTATATACTTGCATAGCTGCTTCAGTAGCATTTCCACATTGAATATATACTTTCATCCACTTTCTCTGTTTTAATGTTAAATTATCACCTTTCATTGGCATATATGATAATCATTAAGTTCGAACCTTCTCATTTTATCTCCACAAAGTTTACAGGTTACTTGCTTATACCAATATTTGTTTAATAAGAATTTAATTAGTTTTTTCATTTTATTTCAAGTAATATTATTATAATAATTACTGTTAACCATATCATGCCATATTATTAACTTCTGACTTTACATCTCTTTTAGTATCGGTGATTAAAACATCAGTGGTTAAAATCATAGATCCTACTGATACAGAATTAATTAAAGCACTTTTAGTTACTTTCACTGGATCTATTATTCCGTTCTCTATCATCTTGCACATTTTACCATTATTGGCATTATAACCAAAATTACTTTTAATCTTAGGTAAAATGTTTTCCACTTTTCCACCACAGTTTTCCACAAGTTTTTTAATAGGTTGTATCAAAGCATATCTTAATATCTCAATTCCTGCCTGTTCTTCGTTATCTTTTAATTTAGGCAATGTTTTACTTAGATTATAAGTTACAGTTGCTCCCCCTGGCAATATACCGTCTTCAATAGCACTCTTAGTCGCTCCAATAGCATCAATAACTCTTTCCAATCTGTCTCTACTTTCGGCTTCTGTTTGACCTCCAACATTTAAAACTATGGCTTTACCTGATAATCTAGAAATTCTTTGATTAAGTTTTGACTTCTCAAACTCTGACATAGTTTCATTAAAGAACTCTTTTAACTCTCCAATTCTTGCCTTAGTATCTCCTTTACCACCAAATATCTTAGTAGAGTCTCTATTTACTATTACACTATCGCAAGTCCCAATATAATCATCAGGATTAATGTCATTAAATTTAATTCCCAAGTCATCATCAATTAACTTAGCATCTGTAGCAATAGAAATGTCTTTTAGAAGTTCTTTACGAATAGGGCCAAATGCTGGTGCTTTAACTATACAACAGGTTATATTTCCTTTAATATGATTTTGAGTAATAAATGATAAGGCTTCACCAGCAACATCATCAGCAATGAATAAAATGTTTTTGTTATTTTTTACGACTAACTCAAAAAATTTTAATATTTCACTAACATTTAGTATTTTTTTATTGGTTACGATCACTACTGGTTTTTCTAATACACAATTACCTTTATCGTCATTTATGAAATAAGATGAAGCATAACCGCTCTCGATTTCCATACCAACTGTTTCTTTTTCTTCAATATAAAGACATTTACCTAACTCTGCACTCAACATACCGTCTCTACCAACTTTTTGAAGTGCCTTGGCTACTATACTACCTAAATCTTCATCAGCACTTGATATGGTCGCAATACTTTTAATCTTCTCAAAATCTTCAATGTCTACTGGCTGTTTAATTTTATCAATCTCATCTAAAACAAACTTTAATCCTTTTTCTAACCCTTTCTTTAAAATCATTGGGTTGTAGTCTTTGTCTATGTATTTAAAACCTTCGTTTACTATTCCCCTTGATAAACAGATTGAAGTTGTAGTTCCATCACCTGCTGATTCATTTGTTTTTGTGGCACTTTCTTTAACTAACTTAGCACCCATATTTTCAAATCTATCCTCAAGTTCCACTTCTTTTGCACAGGAAACACCATCGTGAATTATTTTAGGACTTCCCCACTCTTGGTCGATTCCTACGTTTCTTCCTTTTGGACCAAGAGTAGTTTCAACTGCATCGGCTAATATATTAATACCTTTTAGGATTTTATCTCTAACTTCTTTTTTGAATATTATTTGTTTAGTCATATTTGTTTGTACCTATTACATTTAAATCTCATATCTAAACTTTTTCCATCTTTCTTTAATACAAAAAATCCTTCTTTAGTTTCAAACTTTTCAAAATCAATAGGATTACCACCAAAATATAATCTATTAAAACCTTCGTTTTTATGAAAAATTTTATTAATTATTCGATTAATTTTATCAGACTGTTTTTTCCATAAATAACCAACAGTTCCTTTTTTATATTTACCTTCAAATCCAATTACCTTAAATCCTTTTTTATTAAATATTTTTATTCTTGACATACTCCTAATATATCTTCGTTTTTAATAAATAAATATTGTTCTCCGTCTATATTGTAAGCCTTATTTCCAAAATCATTACAATAAATATTCTTCCCGATCAAATCTTTGTCTTCAGAATCTATTACTTCAAAATAATCTAATTGTGTACTCCCATATTCTAAACCTGTGCTACTTTTTTCACTTTTTAAAACCTTTACAATGGTTATTCCTTTGTATGCTTTCATTGGTGATATTATATCAAATTTTTAATTATGTATCTGTGCCATTAAAAGTATTAATCCTATAAAGACAATAGCACCAAAGGTTGTACAGAAGAAGTTATAGAGTTTCATTTTAATTTGTGAATAATTAATGTGTATGGACTGTACCATTTTTGTTTATCTAATGCTTTTTTAACCCATTTACCAATTTCTTCTAAAAATTCTTTAGGTGCTTTACTATAAATATGTAAGTCTTGCTTCCCTATTTCACTAACTCTCCAACATCTACCCCATACTCTTATTTTAATTCCATCTATTTCTTTTTTACCTTCAAAACAAGGACAAGCACCGTCATTGTCTTGTTCAAAGTATTTCTGTAGTCCATAACCATCATTATCTTTAATAAGTTTTTTAATGTCAGTGATAAATTCTTTCTTTTTCATTTTATTATTTTATCTATTGAATTATTAAATTTATCTACTGCTTCTTGATAACCTATAAATTGGTCATAACCACTATAACCAAATTGTTCTATTTCTATAATTCTACTTTCTTTTAATGCCATTAAATAGTCATATTCTTTGACTTCTTCCATCTTTAACCCTCTTACTTTATCCTTTGATACATAGTTTTGTTGTATCCATTTATAAGCACTAATTGGATCATAACTATCGCAATCACCATGATAAGAAACACTTTTCAATATTTCAAATAATTTATTATCTTCTGGTTTAA